ATTCAGACGCATCACCTGTTGAAGCTAACGGGGCACCAGCAAGGGGAGAAAAACCAAGCATTTTAAAACCCCCTAAATAACCGTTACATTGCCATTACTAGACGCTTGATCCGTGTTTGTACTGGGAAAACTTCTTCCCGCTCCCCATATAATTCTAACAACACCCGCGCTACCGTTTCCGCCTGCTGCTCCGGAATCATCTTCAGAACCCGTGCCACCCGCGCCGTAAGTACCCGTTTGTGTTGATGCTCCTACAGGGGAACCCTGAAAGCCTCTTGTCAATGTTTGATCGGCATTGTTGTTAGCTGAGGCTTGAGCGCCACTTGTACCCTCTCCGTACACGTCAACCCCACCACCACCCGTGGTTACAGCACCCGTAAAGCCGTTGACCGCTCCGCCGCCGCCGCCGCCTCCACCGCTTCCTGCTTGCGGGTTGATGTTGTAATATGCGCCAAGACCACCCTGTCCAGAGTATCCACCAGCACCGCCGCCGCCTGATCCGCCATTACCGGACCGTCCACCTCGTCCGTTACCGCCTTGTCCGCCATCGCCGCCGAGAGTACCAACGGCGGGGTCCGATCCGGGAAATCCTCCACTAGCTTGAACCGCACTAGAGCTTACGTTGTAGGACCCCTTTCCTCCGCCATTAGCGAAGGACAAAAAGATGGCGCTACGTTTTACGTTGCTCTGACCGCCAGCCGTGTTGTTGTTTTGTCCTGAGCCGGACCCACCAGAACCTCCTGCACCAACAGTTACAGTAAGCGTTTCTCCCGGAGTTACCGAAACATTGTTAATCCAGTGCAGACCTCCACCCCCACCTCCGCCACCGGATACTCCGTTGTTGGATAGGGTTGAAGCACCCGCACCCCCACCTCCGCCAACACAAATTATTGATACGGTTGAGGCAATCGCAGAAGGAATCGTCAAGCTGTAATTTTGTTGAACAGTGGTAAAAAGAATCTCGCCAACGGCAGGAATATTGGCATCCGTGTAAGTTTCCGTAACATCCCATGACCCACTGGACGGATAATCATTGCCGCTTTCCTTGCCAATAACCCCGCCTTGTTTACGCCATATGCTCATTTAAATCACGCTATAGATTCATAACTGCAAAGAATGTCTAGGGCTGAATTTGCACTAGCTAACGCATTCACTTTTCCAGCCTCATTGATATACAGCCCTTGGTCTTTTGTTAGAACAACCAGCGTAGTTGCTGCCGGAACATTTATACCATCAGCTAATAAAAATACATCTGATCCAGACGTATAAATCCTAACATCAACCGTTGCGGCGGAAGCCGTTTTGTTTGCAACCGAAATACTGTTAAGTTTATACACGGTGTTACTTGGGACAGCGGTTATAACGTCAGCATAGGATGTAGTCAAAGTAGCGCCCTGAGTTACGCCGAGGATAGTGCTGGCAGTTGCAATGTTCGGATTAGCCATCTATTCGCCCTCATACTTATAAACTTCTATTCGCAGAAGCGTTGTTCCGTTGTAAACAACAGCGGGTTTATATAAAACGGTCAGCGCGTTAACAATTTCAAAAACTCCACCATCAAACAAAATATCTTGTATCTCTTGTTCCGTTTTTCCCTGACCCGCTAAAAACTCTATTGCAGCAACCTCTAAGGCGGCAGCGTCTGTCACGTCCATTATTAAATCAGTATGGTACAACGTCATAAGTTACCTGCCAAACACTAACGACAACGCGGTTGCCTTAGCAAAATCATCTTGAGTAGCACCTATAAAAACAGTCCCCGCAGAGGTTACAGTGATTGCAGAGCCTGAGTTGCTGCTTTCGGTGGGGACGCGAGATAGGGTAGTTCCGCTAGACGTATAAACACCAACGCCTATCTCAAAATCACTTCCTTCTTCTATAACGTACCTTACAGAGTTGCCGTCTGAAACCCCAGAAGAGGCAAACGTCTGAAACCCCGTATCCGCAGCATTTAACGTTAAATCCCCTGTGCCGCCCCCTGCAACACTGGTGATCGTCATTTTTGCTCTATTCGTCAAAAGGGGCATTACTGTATCCGAATAATTGCATCACTGGCGTTTACGGCAGGAAACACAATACTAAAATCCCCGCTGTTTGAAGACTTGTTTCCACCAAAATTTAAAACAATCACGGAGTCAGTGGTGCTACTGCCACCATTAGTTTGAGTGTTGTATATCAAGGCACCCGCCGCGGTTATTGTAGAACTTGAAAAAGTAAGGGGTGTGCTAAAGCTGGTAAACGCGGTGGTACTGCTTGACGTAGGAGTCACATTGGTTAAATTAGCGCCCCCTGTAGTGTATCCCGCACCACTGGACTCATGGTTTGGCGCACCCGCACCGCCCGCAAAGTTTGTGGTTGTTGCGCCTAACGTGGCGGACTCTGTAAACAAGGCCAACTTAAACTGATGAGCGCCGTTGGTAAAGTTGTGTTGACCTTTTAACAACTGTACCTTGAAAGAAGTACACATCGCTTGAGTAATAGCCATTACAGCCTCCTGATAAGTTTAGCTAGGTCAGGGTGACCCGCATCTTTTATTGCATTACATACGGTAGTACGGTCACTTTTAATAGCCTCTTTCATGTAAAAAGCTAATACCGACTCAATGTGGTTTCGGTACTCTCGCGCCTGATCTCGTATAACGGGAGGTGCCGAGTCAGACACAGAAACAATCTGCGCAGCACAAAGAGAAGCCATCTCTTCCGGAGTATGTCCACGATTGTTGGTGGTGTGTACCGTAACAATCGGCGTTTGAGGCAGTTCCGTCGAGGCTGAAAACATTACTGCTTCTCCCTAATAACCTGACCCACCCTGTAGTCTTGAGTGGTTTCTTTGGCTTCACCCAAAAGCTTCAATCCGATAAGAGATTCCTGAAAACGTTTGTCATACAAAGCCATCATATCAGGCTCTCCTTTCATGTAAATATACGCCTCTACTAAAGCCGCGTACAACAAGCTCAACTCAGCATTCTCACTTAACCACGTCGTGCCGCCATCTGCTCCCGCAGTCAAGCTTGCAGGTCGGTATAAGTAATGAAGCTCCGCATTGTACGTGTCGTTGGGGGCAGGGGACAATAAAAAGTTACTAACGTCAAACGTAGCGTAGTATTTCGGCACACCTGTTGTGTCGCTTGAGGGGGCATATGACTGCAAAAAACTCGGGTCTTTAAATTCAACAAAAGACCTGTCCCCTTCACCCGAAAAAACAATGCCTATGGCAGCATAAGCCGCACGATTAGCTAACATGTAGGTATTCATAGCACCTTCTATGTATGCGGTAATCTCCGCAGAAGCTGTACCGCCCTCCCACTGTAAAGCCCCAGTTGTATCATTAACGTTTACACTTCCATCATTGTTTATGTCACCAAGTTTTCTGCCGTTAACCGAAACGTCAAACAACGTGGCTTCTGGCTCTTGGCCTGAAGTCGCCCTGCCTAAAGGGGTAGATAAATTGCCGCTAGTTCTTGCGATTCGAGTCGGAATAGATAGACTTAAAGAAAAAGGCGCTAAAAAATCAGTGGGCATGGCTAAGAATTTATTGGATGTCGTGGTAACGCCCGTAGCGTTTTTACGAAACAGACTTAGCTGAACGCTTTTTAAAATACGCTCTTCTGATTGTCTGATAAATACGGGCAAGTTTGTTATAAACGAAGGCTCCGAGTTTTCCGTATAATCTTGAATTGTTTGTTTTAGCTGCGCGTATGTAAAACTCATCTTAGGCCCCTTGTACGTTTATGTTACCGCCAAGCGGTTCATCATTCACGTTTCCTGAAGAACTGTATCTCAACTGACTTGGCGCACTTTGCGGAACAGTGATCTGTAAAAAAGCACCCGAAGTTCCATCAGTTCCAGAGTTAGTTACTCCCGAAGTAAAGCTAGAACTACCGTCCCACAACCTAAGATTGTAGCCAAGGTTGGTTGAATCTGACACGTCAAAACGATAAGTCAAACCCTTGGTTATATTTATGTTAAACTGCGTGGACTGAGAGTTGTTCAAAAAATAATTTAAGGTACTTCCAAAAGGTGGTCCGCCAACCTGTTGAACCCGCATGGTAAACGTGGTTACGTCGGTTTCCACGTCGGCAAGATCGTTAACTTGTCCAGTAGCAAACACCCCTTCCAGATCAGAAGACACATTTATAACGTTTTCCACTACGCCTTCTAAGGTTACTTCTCCAACGGCGCTTTTTGCCACAAGGTTGTCTTCCGTTAAACCCAAAAAATCTCTCAACCCCACAGGATTAAAGCCGAATTGAGTAGACCGCTGCTGTTCTAGCTTTTGAGGGGGTCGAGCATTCTGTAAGGCTTGCGGATCAGAAACCGTTCTAAAGGGTCCTAATTGCGGGTGCTTTGGCTCATACTCGTCAGGGCCAACAAGTAAACCGTTCCATTCCTTTCGCATATCTCGGTAACGATAACGTTGCCCAGAACGGTCTGAAATAGCGTAAGAGTTTTTTCCCGAAGCAAATTTAGACATTAACCCGTCCTGTAATACCTGTTTTGTGGAGCAACATTAAATGAAGCGCGATCCCTGTCTTCGGTTGCGGCACGTTCAAACTCTTCTTCATACACAGCCTTTAATAACTGAACACGCTGCGGAGCCCGCTTTATAGCAATGTAATACGCTAATCCCGCAGCTAGGCAGGGATAAAAGCGAAAGGGCATGTCTAAAGTATTGGTGTAGGTATCCGCATCATTCATACGAGTAAGAGCGTTGTAAAACACAACGTCAGTACTGTTTTCAGGAGTAGGCCAAATCTTTAAACTGGGAGTTACTTGTCGGTCTAGGAAAAACTGATTCGGCCTTCCTTCGCTGGCTTTATTAGGTATAGTCTGAAACGCTTGTCGGTTTAGTCTCAGAAGAGTATAGTCAGTATCATCCCTGCGAATAACACACGATAAAATGTCGATCACGTCGGGCAGTACCGCATATTCGCCCGTCCCTTGAGTCATAGTTACGGTGCGCTCAGAAATCGTCCATTGATTTAAACCGCGGTTTGCCCATTCAGCCAGCATTAAGTTTAAAGACCTTTTGGCGGTCTTTAAGTCATAGCCCGTTCGAACCTCTAAACCACAGCGTTCAAAAGCTTCTTCAATGTATTCTGCTACATCTAGTTCAAAATCTACGCTGTTAGAAACTGCCATGTCATTCCTCGTTGTATAGATTATCGAATATTCGATTAACGTCTAAGGTGTAGTCTAAATCAGATTTAGAATAATGTACATGCTGAGAGGGCTTGAAGTCTGGAGCGCCTTCCCCTGTCTCAAACCACGCAGGATGCGTTACTCTAACGCGATTGTTGGGCAAAGCTACAAGATTGCCCGTCCACTCGCCCGCGTTTAAAAGCTGCAACATGTGAGCCTGCTTGTGCTGTGCGGGATCATCTGCAACATCCGTGTCGGTGTAATCTACAGTAAACATGTATTTTGCCGGAAAGAAAGTGCCGTCAATCTTGGCTAACCACGGACACGGGGAAGCTCTTTCCAACACATACGCCGCGTGAGTATGTGAGGGACAGTCCCAAGGTTGTGCTTCATGTACTGCCATTGGTTTAGGCCATTCCTCTAACGGTTCGTCTGCAACTAAAGCCGTTATAGGCATTCGGGCCCACATAGCTCCGCCATGCACGTTCTCTCCCCCCTCTTCGTCCACCTCGCATCCCGTAAAAATAAGCTGAAAGCTTAAACAACGGTTAGGCATGGTAGTTACGGCTATTGCCATAGCGTGTAAAAATTCACCATGATAACGTTCATGGTTTACAGTATACTCGCGGCGAACCCAGCACTTAAAGTGAGGGATATTGCTCTGCAAAAACGGCATTCAGGCTATTTTCTTTTAACCGCGCCGCCTTTAGCATAACCCTTTTTCTTCATCATAGCGCCGCCCATGCGACGTTTTACTGCGCCGCCAGCCTTCATCTTTTTTGCTGCACCGCCCTTAGCGTAACCTTTTTTCTTCATCTTTTTCATGCTACTGATCCTGTTGCTCGTTTACGTCTGTTGCTTAAAACAATGCCGCACCCCCTAGAAACTACCCCGTTTTTGTTGGGCGGCGGCGGCTTTCTTTTGGCCTTGGTGGTTTTGATTTCTCCGCCAAACCTTGCATATTTAACTTCAGCGGCTTTGGTGTTTTTAACGGTTGTTTTACCTTTAGAGCCTTCTCGTTTTTTCTTCTTAGCTGTTGAAGCTCTTTGAGATTGGGAAAGAGAAGCCGCTTTAGACCGAGGCAAACATCTGTCAGGGTTCTTCTTATCTTTCGAAGTGCCACATTTACCTTTAATCTTTCCATCGGTCCCAATCCTAACCCAATCCTGTTTTACCCAATCTTTTAAAGCACCCATCAGGCCGACGCCTTTTTCTTCTTGCCCTTAGCTCCCTTTGCGTAATTAGGGTCTTTGCAGTACTTTGATGCAGCCATATTAGCGTATGCCGAGGGGTATGTATCAAAGGTCCTTTGAGCCCAAGCTTTTCCCGCAGGACAAATCTTGCTACCCTTAGATTTCTTTGAAGCGCCCTTAGATTTTCGAGAATAAGACATTAGCACTTCCACCTTTTTCTAGCCTGCCGCAAACGACTGTTTGGGTCTTTAGCAGCCTTTGGAAACTTCTTCATCTGACCCGCGGACCTTGCACAAAAAGACTTGCGCCGCTTGGCGTCTTTACTTCCCGTTTTAACCTTGCCCGTAACCGCTGTTTTAAGCTTCGATCCGGGGTTGGCTTTCCTGTGAGCCGCCACTCCCTTCTTGGTCATGCCTGCGCCCGATTTAGTCTTGCGGTAGTTTCCACCTCTACCCGTTGTTTTTGGTATTGGCTTTTGGTCAGACATATAAGCCTCAGTTAAAGAAAACGGTTGCGCTAGTCACATTGGTTAGGACCGCAAAGCACCCACCCGTAAACAGCATTCCTTCGTCCGGAATATAGATGTTGTCATCCGTGTTGTCGGCAAACGTAAGTGTTAATTGAATCGCGCCGTTAGTATCAACGTTCTTGAGAACAAGGGTGGGACTTGTGCCACATTTGTAATGAATTGCTTTAATCCGCGCCCTGCCCGCAAAGACTGACCCTGAAGCGGTTAAGTGAGTTGCTTTTACGTCTGAAGCCATCTTTTAAAACCTCTAGCTGTGCGAGTTTTGGCAGGCTCTAAAGTAGAACCCGCCTCTTTGTAACTTACGCCTGTACCGTAGCATGGACCGCTTGAACATAATCCACCACTAACGTGCCTATGCCCGTTCCGGTGTTTCCGCTCAAAAGACGAATACGCTTCGCGGTAGTGCCCGTGTTGTCCCAGTTTTGCACACGAGTTTGATCCGCACCCGGAGTTGCCGAAACAATTCCCAAAGTACCTCCTGCGACACCCGTGGCAGTAGTTAGAGCCGTTGCCGTAACCACAGTTCCGTCGTCGAAACCCAGACCCGCCGTAGAAGCTGCACCATTCCAAACGGTAGTAACATACAACTTGATAGACAAAATACGGCTGTTTGCAGGAATAATAATGGTCGTAGCAGGGGACCCCGAAGTAGCGGCCTGCGTCACGCCTACAGATTGTGACAAAACGACATAACCTAGGTTAGCCATATCCTTCTGCACATTAGTGCCCGAAGTAATTTTAGTTGGACCGGACCGAAGGGGTCCTGAAAATGTTGTAGTAGCCATGTGAATCTCCTGTCTAGGCTAGTGTCAGACGCACAGCGCGTCTGTCAGGGATGGCTTAATATACCATAAACTATCCAAAAAGAAAGGGCGATCCGAAGACCGCCCTGACAAAAAGAATTTACGCTAGGTTTAGGTTCCTGACCCAAACACCGAACGCCAATCGGATACGCCAAACGAATAACGCTCACGCGCTTTAAAGCGCATGTTTCCAGTATCAAAGTCACCTTCCATCGCGGTTTTAATCGCTGAACGGTTAAAGTATTTAAAACCGTTTGGTGCGTCAGTTTTGATGAAGAACGCATCAGTGTCCGTAAGGAAGTGGTTTACAACCGCACCCTCTGGAATCATGCCCATGTTCTTCATTGCGTTGTTGTCGTTATCAGCCGTTCCGCTACGCAGATTGGAATTGATAACGCGTTCAGCAATAAACTGAAGCTCTTTAGGTATAATCAGCTTCGTTCCACGAACCGCGATTTTAAGGCCGCGCTCGTCAGTAAGACCCGCAATGTCAATCAACATTTGCTCCAACGAAGTTTCGTTGAGGTCCGCTGAAACAGCCAAAACGTTCCGCTGATTGCCCGAAAGAGACGGGTGAGCGTTGGAACACAGAGCCGCGCCGTCGCCAATGGCGTTGGCACCCGCAGTGAACGCGTTGTTCAAAATTGCGGCAGCTTTGATCTGCTTGGTTTGAGCCATAGACCGTGCCAGAGCTTTCGTGTACCGCGAAGCAAGACGATCATACAGATTGTCCTCAATAGCTTCCTCAGTAATCGAAAACGCCAGAGCAATAGTCTCATGGGTGTACCGTGCGGTGTAGGTTTCCTGTGCTTCATCAAAGGAGATGGCAGTGCCTTCACCTTTAGAGGGAGCCGTGGAAAATCCTCCGAGCATAACTTCCTCTTCGAACGCCCGATCTGAGCTTTCTTCATCGAAGATTTCACTATGTTCGTTTTCGTAACGGTTGTATTCCAGACCAAACAAAGCGTTAAGTCCGGGTTCTAGCTCTTTCGCTAGTTGTGCGCGAGAAATAGCCATTTGTTAGCCCCCTTCTTAAACGCCTGTCGAAGTCGCGGTGGTCTGCGAATCGAAACGGCTGGTTGGTGAGTTAAAATGAGCATTAATGCGAACTAGCATTGGAATGCCCGCGGAAGCAAAGTCGCTGTTGGCTTCGTTCTCTGAAATACCCACAATGCGCAGCGGTAGCGTTGCAGTCACATCTATAGAAGCAACATTTAGCGCCGAATCAGAGTTACCAGTGTTAGTGGAACCTGTTAGAGCCGAAGTGCCCAGAGAAGCGTTAGCGAACACCGCCAACTGTGCCGTAGCCCGATCTGTCAGGGAAGCGTCTGACGCTACCTTAAAGATTTGCATCGGATTATCCGCAACAAAAGCCTTTACAGGGTGATTAGTGTCAATAGACACCGCACCCGATCCGGGCCAATAGTTTAGCCACACAGGTTTACCTTGTGTGAGGTCCATGTACTGTACGCCCATAAGAACGCCAAGAGCCGGAGTTGTTCCGCCACTTGTTGCTCCAGCACGTACTATTACTCCGTCGGCACTCGGCACACAGAGAGAGTACTGAAAGATGGCATTGGCGTTATCGGAAGCGATTTCATACTGAGTTACCCCAGTTGAGTTAACACCGCTTCCCACCAAACCAACAGGACGAAGACCATAGGCAGTATCTTGATTTGCCATTTGATATTTCTCCTAATTAGGTGAAACCTATTTAACGGGTCCACCAAAGGTTATACGGGATTGACGATCAGGTTTATTGATCGTCATGGTTGAATGTGCATTTTCCCGCATCATATCCTGATCCACTGCTTCCATTTGATCCTTGTTCCGCGAAGCGAAATAGGCCGACCTTTCAGCAATAGTTTCATTTGGAATGCGGGCAAGCATCAATCCGCCAACCCCAAACACACCAGCGTATTTACCTGTTTCAACTACCGGAGACTCAAAGTGAGGGTATTCGTCTTGACGAACAAGTTCCCAACCTTCGCGCAGCTTGGCGCTAATGTTCTTCGTGTCATCAAACCCACGCGTTTCGGCGCGAATCCAACGATGAGTGTAACCTTCCGGTGCAGGCGGTGCGTCTAGCATAGACGGGGGAGCCCACGGCTTACGCGCAGCCGTCTTTTCCCTAGTTTTGTTAGCGCGAGGAGTTCTGTCTGTCATAGCCTTAATCCTTCACGTATTTTGCGTATTCACTTAGCGGCACACCCAATTTTTTCGCAATTGCGACTTGGCTAGGAGTGAGTCTAACCTTTCTTCCAGTAGTGCGCCCAGAGGAACTTCTCGAAACTCCAGCAACCGTCTGTGCGGGCCGTCTACTGGTGTTATTTGCAGGCGTCCTGAACTTTTCAGAAATGCGCTGATCAAGCTCACTATAGTAGTCATCGCTCTGCGGGTCAAACCCTTCTTCCTCCACCAGCCTCTTGTGGATTCCAAAAGCCGCAAACGTCATGGCCTCGTCTTGACCAAACCAATCGTTCTTTTCTGCCCACTCCTCGGCCTTTCGGTCAGGACGGCGCATCTGTTGCTGTTGCTGTTGCTGCGGTTGCTGCGGTTGCTGCGGTTGCGACGCGGCCTCTCTTTGACGCTCTTGCTGCATTTTAGCCTGAGAAGCCCTGTCGTTCTCTATAGATAGAGACGTTAACTTGCGTTGAGCCTCTACCGCGGCCTGAGTATCGCCCAACTCCATAGCACGGGCCATCTCTTTCTCAGTTTGAGCAAGCTGTGTCTCTACACGCGTGGTATACTCGTTAACGTAACTGTTATCCAAGTTGGACATACGCTCTTTTAAGGAATTAGCCTCGGCCTGAACCTGCTTTGCGTAGTTCAAAGCCTCGTTTTCACGACGCTCCGCCTCGCGCATCTTCTTTGTAAGGCGGTTTATTCGCGTTTGAGTAGCGTTTTCAGCCTGCTCAAACTGATCCCCCGAATCTGCGTCAACGCTGGGCTCTACCGAAACCTCGGTTTCCTCCGAACTCTCCAGTTCTAGCTCAATTTGATCATTTTCTGCCATTTTTTTCTCCTAGAAATGCAAAATATCTTCCGGATTAGAGATTTTAGCCAAAACCTCGTCATCATTAAGGATACGAACCTCGCCACCATCAATCTTGAACCGCGAACCAGCGTAACGAGCAAACATTACCCAATCACCCTTCGCGCACCACGGACCGTCTGGAAACTTGTCCTCGTCCTGATACGCCAGTTCCCCAACCTTCAAGACATACCCAACCTGCGTAGACACAGATTGCTCCTCAACTACTTTATCCGGTAAATATATGCCGCTTTCCGTCTTGCCCTTACCCTTGTATGGGAGAATCAACAGACGCCATCCCGTAGGACTAGGCATTTTTTCTAAGAGAGATTGACCCAACGCTGAAGGGTCTAAAGTTGTCTCTACTTTCTCTTTATAAGCATCTTCTAAGTTCGCCACGCCCTTTTTGGCAGCGGCTAAGTCTATTGCATGTGCTTTAGTCAACACTACGCTCCTGTTTATCTAGCAGGCCCTTGAGTTCCTGTTCCACATGATTCAGGGCCTCTAAGTTGCCCATAAGCTCACGATATTGCTCTAGTGATTTAACGTTGCCGTACTGCATTAGATCGACAACGCCCTGTCTTCTTTCCCTTATAACGCGAAAAACAGCTTCTGCAACGCGTATCTCATCCATTCCCAGATTCTCCCATTTAATCTTATATGGGAAACCTACTTGTTTTTTAGTAAACGTGCAACGAGTCGTCTGTAATTTTTATTGGCAAGCAGTATGCAACCGCTCTGTCCGCAGTCGCTATGCCGTGAGTGCTGTAACGCTCTACAAGAGCCTCGGCTACTCTGTTGCAAACGTTTAACTGTGCAAAATACAGATCATCCACAATTAATTTACGTTCGCCCCCGTAGCCGAGATACAGCATGAGGACGAACGCGTACATTAAAACACAACTTCAAAGTGTGGAGCGTCGATAAAGGGCCTGCGTCCTTGTGATCTGCGAGTGTCAATGTAGCTGTTCATTGCATTTTCTGCGCTACCCTCCCAAGCACCAATATCATCTATTGTCCACGCCGCGCCCCAACGGAGTTTTACACCCGTAGCTTCCGCGGCTTCTTTCATAGCATCCGCAATCTCGTCGTATAGATTTAATTCCCAACGACCGCCACCATTGCAATAAGCCATCAAATCAACCGCGTTGCCGTCAATGTGTTTTGACTTCATGGTTTGCGAAGCCCCTTTTGCAACCAACGCGCGTTGCTCGTCTATTGTTCTCAACCCGCAGATGACTGAGAAATCTTGTTTCGTCACGCCGATAGCGTATTTCACGACCGTTACCAGATCGTCGTTGACACCTTCTAGCCTTGACAGGCTTCGTTTTCCTAACTTGTATCCCATAACTACTTCCCCGCATATTTAGAGATTGCTCTATTTCCAAACCAAAAGGCTAAGACTGCGCTCATGAGTCCGGCTGTTTCCGGGTCCCACATAAGCTCAACAGCTTCTGTCCACTCGCCGCCAGACTGTCCTACTTTAACCATAATAACTACTTTCGTAGCTACGAACAGTCCGAAAAAGGCATAAGTAATGACAGGACGAACACTGCCCCGAAGAGCGTTGATAAATCCGCCAGCGTCGATAGATCGGTCATGCTCATATAACCCCTTCGTTTCCGCGATATCAGCCTGCTTGTCTAACTCAACCAGTTTCATCTCAGAACGCTTCTGCGCCAACTGCGTTTCAAGCTGCATCATCTCCATACGATGCTTCTGAACCTGATTAGCCTTAAAATAGCTAAGGACCTCGGGCAGAAAAGAACTGCCAAAGCCTAGCAAACTTCCCAATAATGCCATCATTTCTCTGATCCTAACCATACGGCGAAGGCACCTGTCATGGCACCCGTTACGGTTGCAGTAAGCGCAGTAGCTTGCGTACTAACAACATCCTGCGGTAACGACATAAACCACTCAATCACCCTGATATACATAACCGTCATTACCAACATCATAAGCCGAGGCATAACCTTCCATGCCAAAAACTTTTCCATAGTCATTAGAAACCTCCTTTCAGGCCATCTAATATTTCCGACAAGCTAGGTCGCTTGTCCTTCCTCTCATAAAGACAACTAAATACCTTCGGACACTCAGAAAAACTCTTCGTAGGGTAATGATAACCCAAACCACCATATCCCGCTGTAAACCTATAAACACAAATCTTTTGACCGTTTTCGGCTGTAAGTCGTTTCCATAAGTGACACTGAACATGCGTCGGATTAGCCACTCCCGCAAGAGTTACAGACAAAATAAGCGCGTTTATCATTGAGTAACCAATACTATTAAGTACATACCACCACCCAAAACGCCGATTATACCAAGACTTAACGCACCAATAGCCATGTTATTCTGTATCTGGCGCTTGGCTTCCATAGCCGCGTAAACAGTCTCTTCCCGTTCAGCACGTATCTTGCGCCGCATACCCAACATCTCGTCGTAAGTGCCCAAGCCAAACCTATAGTCCAGCATGAACTTAATCTCTTTCTCTTTTTCCATTAAAGTCTTCTTGCGGATCACGATATCCATAGCTTGCTGCTCTATGTTATCGGTTCCGTGCGTCTTCTTATCCAGCCACGTTGGATTTTTACGCTG